AAGAAAAGAACGATAAAAATCGGTTACACATGCTGCAACCGGTGCGAGGCAACACATAGAAATTTATTTTTTGCGAGAATTCATTATTTATGGATTGTCTTTAAATATAAAACCATTGGTTTACTTGTATGAACATAGGCCGCCTAGACAAGCGCGTAACAATTCAGAGCAGGACTACCACCAAAGACGTGTACGGCCAACCGCTTGAAACATGGTCGGACATAGCCACGGTCTGGGCTTCGATTCAATACATTGGCGGCCGTGAAAAACTTAGATCAGGTGTTGTTGATGCTAACTTAGATGTGACGGTTGCGGTTCGTTATTATGAGCAGTTAACCCCACCCAAAGATTCTGACGGCTGGCGGATTGTTTACGTTGCCAGAGAGGGAACAAGGTATTTATCAATCTTGGGTTCAAGAGACTTGCAAGAAGAGCGCCGATTTATCGTTTTTGATTGCAAAGACGGAAGCGAGGTGCAATCTTGAGCGAAGTAAAAATTGAGGGACTTGCTGAACTTGACCGACAGTTAAAAAAACTTACCGGGGCGGTTGAGGGGAAAATTGTTAGGGCTGGTTTGAATGCGGCAAACAGAATTATTAGAGATGCGGCAAAAAATCTTGCACCTGTTGATGATGGCGACCTTAAGAAGTCAATTCGTGTTTCTAGTAGGGTTGATAAAAGGCAGGGTAAAATTACATCAAAAGTTGTAGCTGGAAACAAAAAAGTTTATTACGCTCATTTTATCGAATACGGTACAGCAAGTTATTACACAGGTTCAGGAGACAGCAAGCGATCTGAGTATAAGATTAAACCAGAAAAAAGAGGGGCCCTAGGGTTTGGTTCGGTGATTGTTGAATCTGTTTCTCACCCTGGGGTAAGACCTCAACCATTTATGCGTCCAGCATTTGATCAGAATGTAACCAAATCATTAGAAGAATTTGGAAAAACGATAAGAAAAAGAATTGATAAAGAATTTTCAAAGAAGGTGACTAAATGAACCCTGAGATCATCATTGCCACCTGGCTTCAAGATGCAACGGTTTCAGCGGTGATTGGGGATCGCTACGCATCCCCTTATTTGCCTTCAAACTCTGAGTTCCCCGCGCTTGTTTACAATTTGGTTGATGCAACACCGCAGCCATTTGTAGCGGCGCAAGGCGAACGAGAATTGGCGCAATGTAGAATGCAATTTAACCCAATTGCGACAAGCATTGGCGGGGTAAAGCAGATCGCAGAAGTTTTAAGATCATTGTTTGATTTTAAGCACCATCAAACAATAGCCGGGAAACTTGTTGTTTCTATGCGGTTAATTGATGCTGGGCCAATGGAAAAAGATTCCGAATCGGGCTTGTTTATGCAACGTTTTGATTATAGAATGTTTTGGTACGAAACCTAATAGCTATGGGGTAAAAAATGACTGTTTACACTTCCGCAGGATCAACTCTTCGGGTTACTGCATCCGCTCCAGCAACGTTTGACGAATCTGGATATGACACCTTGTTTACTTCTTCACCTTTGCCTTCGCTAGTTGGCGAAATTGAAAATTATGGCGAATTTGGCCGAGAGTTCAATTTAGTCACATTTAACCCGGTCGATACCCGTGGGACTAAAAAGCTAAAAGGCTCATTTAACGAGGGCTCAATTGCTCTAACTGTTGGCCTTGACACCGACGATGCTGGTCAGATCCTAATAAAAACCGCCTCTGATAGTGATGATGATTATTATTTCATGGTCACAACCCAAAAAGGTGACCGTTATTTTTTCGCCGCAAAAGTGATGATGTTTAAAAACGTTGTCGCCGGTGTTGATGACATTACTCGGGCAAACATTACTCTTGAGATCACTACTAACGATGCTGGCGTTGGCATTGTAGAATCATTGGCCGCATAAGGCCGTAAACTAGCACTTTCCTTGACTCTGGCCGATCCTCGCAACGGCTGGGGTCTTGGTTGGTGCATAAATTGCGAGGTTATAATGGAAAACGTTGAGAAAATTGAAGAATCAAAAGAAGTGTCAATAAAAAATGAATTTGAAGAGTTTTTTCTTTCTGAAACAGCCGTTTTAGAAGTTGAAACCCCCACGGGTAAGCCGCTTTTAAGAAACGGCCAGCCGGTAAGAATTCACGTTTATGCCCCAGGCTCTTCTGAGTACGAAAAAGCAAAGGCTGCTCTTGATTCAGCAGCAACGCGCAAGGTCTTAGCAGCATTGGGTAAAAATGGGAAAAAAGAAGAGTCTGATGACAAGCAGGCTGATGTTAATTTCTTGGTTTCAGTTACCAAAGAAATTGAAAATTTCCCATATCCAAACGGATCCCGTGGTGTTTATTCTGAGACAAGGCTTATTTATATCAATAAACAAGTCCAATCGTTCTTGGGGGACATGTCAAATTTTTTTGGCGGTGCTCAACAAGATTAAGCGATTATGCCAAGCAATTGGCTTGGTATAGCGTAACCCCAGAAAAAAGGACAAAATCCCGCCTTGATGATTTGCGAGATAGAGGCGGGGTGCCTGATCTGCCTGATATTGATGACCTAGAGTATTTGGTTAAGGTTTTAGAGCGTTGTGGGGTTTGCAAGTCTGGTTTTAATGGTGTTGAGCCGCTTAACTCATTTGATGTCATGGAGTGGCAACGCGGCACAAAATACCCTCTTTCTGGGTGGGAATTTCAAGCTATCATTGATGCGTCTCGTGCTTATTGCTCTCAGTATCATCAATCAAAAGACCCTTTAACACCCGCGCCGTATCGCAGTAAAATTGACTTTAATCGGTCGGTTATATCTGATAAACTTACATCAGCGTTTAGATCGCGGATAAAGTCTGATCGGGAAAAGGCAACCAAATGACCACAGTCGCACAGCTTACTATTCAAATGGCCGCAGATGTAGCGCGGATTAAAAAAGACATGGATAGGGCGCAATCGACTGTAAAAGGGTCAATGCAGAAAATTCAAAAGTCGGCGGCGGTGGCGGCTAAATCCTTGGGCGCAATTGGCCTTGCCTTGGGGGCTCGGGAGCTTGTCGGCTTAGTTACCGGCTTAGGTGATGTTGGTCGTGAGCTTACTAAGTTAAGTAGATTGAGCGGCACTTCTGTTGACAGATTCCAGGAAATTGCATTTGCCGCAAAAACATTTGGAATTGAGCAAGAAAAGCTCGGGGACATTCTAAAAGACACCCAAGACAAAGTGGGCGATTTTTTGGCTACCGGCGCAGGCGGGATGGCTGATTTTTTTGAAAATATTGCCCCTCGCGTTGGCGTAACGGCTGAAAATTTCAGAAAGTTAAATGGCGCGGACGCATTACAGCTTTACATCACAAGCTTAGAAAAAGCCAATTTATCTCAAGCAGAAATGACCTTTTATATGGAGGCCATTGCCAGCGATTCGAGCGCATTGATCCCGCTATTTGCCGACAACGGCAAGGCTTTGAAAGAGCTGTCAAAAGAGGCTGACCGTTTGGGCATTGTGCTCGACAAGTCGGCACTTGAAAAGGCCAAGAAGCTAGATATTGAAATGCGTAAATTTGAGGCCACGACTGAGGGGCTGTCGCGCTCAGTTGCTATGGCTTTGATTCCCGCCATGTCATCAATTGCGCAAGTGTCTCAAGACATCATCAGGGAGTTGCCCAGATTGGTCGATGAGTTCAAGCCTTTTATGGTTGGTGGTGCGGTGGTTGCTGGGCTTTATACGTTGCCAACGATCATCAACTCGATTGCGCTTGCAATTTCAAGTCGATTAATTCCATCATTGGTTTTATTGGCACCTTACGTCGCTGTCTTTAGCGCGTTGACTTTGGCTGCGGGTGCGGCCATCAAGGTGTTGAACGCCCAATCCGAGGCATTGAAAGATGCTGATTCTACGGCGCGGCGTGTTGTTAACCTTCAGAAAGAAATCGAGAAAGCGCAGGCTTTGATTGATGCCGGGCAAGGTTCGTCTGTCACCGTTGAGCGCTTGAAAACTATGAAGGCTCAATTAGTTGAGGCCGAAAGTGCGCTGGAAGCATTCAATCAATCCAAGCAAGTGGCGCAGGTTCAAGACCAGCAGAATATCGAGCAACAAACGACCATCATTCAAAACGCCAAAGACCGCGAGAAAGCCGAAAAAAAACTTGAAAAGGCATTAAAAGAAAAGCAAAAAGTAGAACAGAAAGCGCTTGAGCAGGCCATTGATGTGATCAACGCTGAGCTTGACCAAGTAGACGCAATCCAGGAGCAAATTAAGCAGATCACCGAGCAAACGCAAGCCATAGGACTTAATGAGCAACAGCTACGCAATTTGGAGCTTGCAAAAATTGATGATGTTATTGCTACAAAAGAACAGCGCATTGCGGCCATTTCATTTGGCGATGCAAACGATGAGCTAATTAAAGCGTATAAAAAACAGATTGCCGCGCTTGAAGACCTTAAAAAAGCAAAGAAAACCCAATTTGAAAAGCAAGAAGTCCAAAAAGTCATTGATGCAAATAAAGAAATTGCCGAACAGTTTGAAAACGATCTAATTGGCGCTTTTGAAACGGCTTTTAACCGTGTCGGTGATTTTGCTGAATCGTTTAAGCGGGCTATTGAACAGCAATTTAGCTCGATGGTGTTGCGTCCGACTATTCAAGCGGCAATGAGCAAAGGCGGTTCAATTGGAGGTGTTCTTTCAGCTAATCAAGGAACAATAGCATCTGAAATAACTGGGGCTGGTTTTGGAGGTCAGGCGATCGCCTTGGAATACGGGCTTGAAAATGCCGGGTCAGTTTTGGCAAAGTTTGCAGGACAGACGACGGCGCTTACCGCAGAACTTGGAGCATTTGCGTCAGATCTGGCCCCTTACGCCGGAGCGATAACGGCCTTGCTAGAAGGTGATCCAAAGAAGGCAGCGGGCGCTGCAATTGGAACATATCTAGGCTCATCTTTTGGCCCGATAGGAGCAGCAATCGGCTCGTACATTGGCGGCTCATTGTTTGGCGGGGGCGGGAAAGTTTCGGCTCAGTTACTAGGCCCTAAATTTTTACAGGATCAACAGGACGCTTTAAAATCCTCATTTATTAATATTGTTCAAGACATTGGCGGTCGTGCTGCAAATGCTGATTTCTTTTTCACGGGCAGCACAGGAAGGCAAGGACAAAATCCTAATTTTATTCTTGGTTCTAGGCTTGGTGGCCAAGATTTATTCAATACATACCAGAGCAGGGCCGGAGAGACA